GGCGGTCCCGTCAATGCAAACGAGCCTTACATCGTCGGTGAACGCGGCCCTGAGTTGTTCATGCCATCCAGTAGTGGCATGGTGCTGTCAAATAGCGACACCCGCGACAAGCTTGAGCAGCAGAATGCTGCGATGCGTAGCAATGAGGCTACACGTCAGCAGCTCATTAAACAGCAAAATACAATGAAGACAAACCGCATCCGCGAAGTGGAACGCACATCCCTTGCGATGCTGGCAAGCCCAGACCCGATTGATGTGCGGTACGAATCTAGCGTGATCAACAATGTCGAATACGTCACCGCTGAGCAGCACCGCAAGGGCATGGCGCAGGCCGCTGAACGCGGTCGGGCGCTGACGCTTGAAGCAATGCAAAACTCAGTTAAGTTCCGCAGAAAAGGAGGGATCTGATGTCTGCATACGCCTTTGTCAATTACGTTCGCTTCAAGACGCAGGCTGATGCGTACACCGGCACGCCATACCAGAACTTCAGCATCAACGAACAGCGTGCGTACGGCGGAGTGACGTACAACTTTGCGCCGTTTGCCGTGTCATCCGGCGGTGGTGCGCGTGGCGGCGAACGCTCCAGCGCAACCCTAGTCGCTGGTACGGATGCACTGTCCGTCAATCTGTTTGCCGAAGCGGTGCAAAACCGTTACATGCTGGAGATCAAAACTGTCAGCCTTGATCCGTTGACCTTTGCTGATGAAGCGCTGGTTGCATCTGAAATTTGGCGTGTGGCATCGTATGACATGGACACCACGCGCGTGGTGCTAAAGCTCACTTCACCGCTCGATGCGGTCAAAGCGCAGGTGCCACGTCGCACGCTTAGCACTGCACTGGTCGGTGCATTGCCTACATCCGGCGCACTGGTGGTTAGCTAATGGACTGGCACGCCTGGATTGGTTTACCACATGAGTTTGGTGCTGATCCTCGGCGCGGCAAAGCTGCTGACTGCTTGGTGATGGCCTGGGCAATCCTTGACGATGCAGGCATCCCGCACCCTGACTTCCAATACGAATGGCTTGAGCTGGCGCGTGTTGCCGAGTGGGACATTCTGGGATTGCTATGGGACCAGGCAACCGAACCCCTAGATGGCCCTGAACCATACGCTGTCTGCTTATTCGAGAACGGTGCAGCAGGGCTTGGCGTCGGTATCGTAGTAGATGACGGGGTTTTAATCGTGCATCATAAGCGTGGTGTGCGCTGGGTTCCGCTGAAGGCCATGCAAAACTTAGACTATTGCCGTTTCCGATGATGCTGCCTTCTGATCGCTACCTTGCCGACATCCTTGGTCTGACGGAAGAACAATACCGTCACTTTCAGATTGAGGTGCGGAAACGTGCAGCCGAAGGTCCGCAGCCTGCCGTGGTTGCTGGCTTAGAAACTGCCACGATCCTTGCGATCGCCAACATCGTAATCGGCCTTGGTGCGTTAGCTGTTTCAGCGCTGCTGAAGCCATCGGTGCCGCAAGCGGGCCAAGCACCGGGGCAACCGCGACAAAGGCAAGACACCACCGATCCAATCATCCGTAATGATCGATTCGCACCACGGTACGGCTTCGATAGCCAACAGGATATTGCAACACTCGGGAGCATCATCCCGATTGTTTACGCCAACCGCGAGCTGATCAGCGGCGATTACTACGGCGGCATCCGCATCAATATGCCGATGCTGTGGAATCAGATCCTCAGTCTCGGTGGCGGCCAGATGCTGCGCGGTGTCTTCCTGCTAAGTGAAGGCCCGATTGCCAGCATTGATGCGACAAACTTCGGCATCGGATCCAATACGCTCAACGGCTACACGTTCGAGAACAGCAGCGCTACAGAAGAAGCAGCCCGCGCCACGGTTTACTTCAGCGCTGATGGCGGCAGAATCACTGGAGCGGATCGCGTTGCTGGCCGCACCAACGCAAATGATGATGGCAGCTCTAGCAGCGGCGACGTTTTTCAGGTGTACTGGGACAGCGCAGAGCGATCTGATTTCTGTGCATCATCCAAACCATCAACCCAAACCGCATTTGGTATTTACTCGCCAATAGGTAACAACTTTGCGTACAAGATCAACCCAGTTATCCGACCAGGAGTCAGAACAGTATTTCAAAACAACACAGGTGATACGCGGATCAATGTAAGCTGCCCCGTTGATTCACAGCAAATGAATCAGCGTGATAAGTACCGCGCAGGCTTCACAACTTTCAGCGGCATTATTGGCGATGGCACTGAGCAGTCCGTTATCGTAGGCGACACCATTACCTACAAACTGTTTGACGACAGCGACTGGCTGACGACTTTCAATAAGTACCAAGATCAAGCCGGTAGCGCAGCAAGTTGCAAAGATGTGGCCTCAGCCGTTGCATCCCGTCAGCACACCTGGGACGACAGCTTGATTGTTGGCGAGCTGTATAAAATCGGCAGTGCTCTTGCTGTTTGCACCAGCCGCACAGCAGACATTTTTGTATCCGAAGCTGACCTTGAAGGCAGCGCTGGCACGACCGTAACAGCTACATTTTCGGTGGTAGAACCTGGCTCGATCAAGGGCTACACCGAAGCGGTAATCAAAAACTCGGGCAAGATCTTAACGCTGAATACGCTTGTTGGCGGCAGCGGTTATGTTGCTGGCACATACACGGATGTTCCGCTCACAGGTGGCAGCGGCGCCAATGCAACAGCGGACATTGTTGTAATTTCCGGCATAATTTTGACGCTTGATACACTTGTTGGTGGCAGTGGCTATGTTGCTGACACATATACAAACGTCTCTCTTACTGGTGGCAGTGGCACCGGCGCAACTGCAGACATTGTTGTAAATGCTTCTGGTGTCGTTTCAAGCGTGACGATAGTTGATGGCGGCAGTGGTTACGCTGCTAGCAATTCGTTATCTGCCGCTGCCTCAGACCTCGGTGGTACCGGCAGCGGATTTTCAATCGACGTTGCAGCAATTCAAAACGGTGTCGTTTCAAGTGTCACGATCGTCAATCCCGGCGATGGCTATGCCGTCAGTGATTCGCTATCCGCTGCAGCAGCAAACCTTGGCGGCACCGGCACCGGATTCTCCATCGTTGTTGCAACAATCCAAAACGGTGGCGATGCCGGTCAACGCGAAGTTGCAACAACCGGCGGTCACATCTTCCGTTACGTCAGCGCTTACATCGCAACAAGCCGCCCATGCCAAGCCGTAGAGCTTGGCCTCAAATCAACGCTCGGCGGGCGCATCAATAACCTATGCAACTTCCGTGATGCCAAAACATACAAATTCGCGGACGAGAACTACTGCGAAGCATTCCAGAACGAAGAAGCTGACAATATCGTCAACGTCTTCTACCAAAGTGGAACGATCAGCGTTCCATTGCAGCGATACTCATTCTTCAAGATCAAATACCGAGAAATCAATACTAGCACTTGGACCGTGCTGACTCACGCTTACGGCGTCCGCAGCGAAACGCAGCAGGCGCTGTTCAATTACATCCGCATGGAGTTTGCCGACAACAAGCAACGTGAGTTCATGCTGGAGCCGTTGACTGGCTTTGAAGTCCGCAACAGCAAATACGGAACTGGCGCGACTTTGTATGTACTGGATGCAAAGAAAGGACGAGTCACGGTATCCGAAAACGGTGCGACTGCAGTATTCAGCGGCGAGTCAATCGCATTAAGCACCGCGAATTTTGGCACTAGCTACGGCAGCGCTGATCCTGCGCTTGATGACGATTACAGCTACAGCGAAGGCGGCGGTGAGCCAAGCCGCGACTACAAAGGTTTGCCGCTTGTTGACACGACAACTTACATCGATGATTACGCCAAGTTGGCGGAAACTTTTGTGTACTCAGAAATCAGCACCACAGCCGAAGGTGGCCCTGAGCACGAGATCGTTTACGTCAACGAGATCGTCCCAAATGCCAGCGCTCCAGCTTATGACGACCTCGCACTGGTTGGCATCAATATCCGTTCGTCTGCCGAATTTCAGCAGTTCGCGCAGTTCTCCAGCTATGTGACCGGCGGCAAGGAATGCACACGAATGCTCGGCGGCTCTGGCGCAACGCACTTGTTCCCGGATGTGTTGTACGACCTGATGACAAACACCCGCTACGGCGCTGGTACGTTCATCAAGTCCTACATGATCGATATTACGGAGTTTGCTACTGCAGCGCAGTGGTGTCTGGACCGCAAGTATTTCTACGATGCCGCTGTTGCAGAACCGATCAACATCAGGCAATGGGCAGCTGACCTAGCGGCGACACATTTGCTGCAATTTGGTGAGATCGATGGCAAGTATTTCCTCCGGCCTGCAATTTCATTTACTGCTGTGACAATCTCTGGTCTGTTCACTGCAGGCAATATCGCAGAGGGTAGCTTCCAGCTTCAATACTTCGACCCTGAAGACCGTGACCCGATCCAGGTGTCAGCGCGTTACCGCGAAGAGCGCCCATCAACAGACCTAACCAGCCCCGGATTGTTCCCGGTGGTGCGTGAGGTGCTCGTGCGTGAAGCAACTGGATCGGAAACAGATCCGATCGAGCAGCTCGACATGAGCGCCTACTGCACCAGCCGCGAGCACGCGATTGATGCCGCCAAATTCTTGGTACGGATGCGTCGTATCCCAACACACACGATCACATTCAAAACCACGCACGATGGGATGACTGCAGGCTTGGCACCTGGTGATTACATCAAGGTGGCAATGGATGAAACCGAATATGACGAGTTCAATAATGGTGTTGTCACACCCGAGGGTGCATTGGTCAGCACCAAGACATT